GATTTGAACATTTGATGAAAAATAGGAATAGTCCTTATTAAGGATATGAAAATGATTTCAAAAGCTAAAAATATTACTTTTAAAAGCGAAGTTTTAAAAGTAAAAAATAAAAAAACAAATTTTATTGATTCTTTACCAAATAAAGAAGATAAACTTAAAGAAATTAAACAAAACATTAATTTTTCAAATGATTTTTATAAACACTTAATTAATTCTTTTAACTATTATAAAAAGTTTTTGTTGGAAACAAATTATACATCAAATGAGATAAGTGCTTTAAGTTATCAAGGGGTTCCTCCGATAGAAATAAACCAAATTGGTTGTTTTGTATCTAGGTTAATTGGAGAATTTTATAAATATGACCCATCTGCATCTATTGAAGCCGATGATGACTTTATAATGGCAAATAATGAACAAATAATTAAATATTTAGAAAATCATGCCAATTATGATTTGAATTCAAATTATACAAAAAGACAAATGTATGATGGGTATAGAAATTTATTAATTGGAATGTGTTGTTTTAAAATATTTACAGAATACAAAAACAATACTTCTGTAGATCATATTATAAAATTTGAAAATAAAGATCCAACAATGGTTGGATTTGATCCGTCAGCTAAAGAAGAAAACAAACAAGATGGGAAATTTTGTTTTGAAAAATTCATATATTCAGAAGATGAATTTAAAGAAGAATTTCCAGATATAGATTTTAAAGAAATAAAAAATGCTTCTTTATTAAACGATTATTCTTGGAATTTTTACGAGAATTCAAAAAAATACGTAACTGTTTATGATTATTATGAAAAAGAAAAGAAAAAAGTAGTTTTATATTATTTAAAAAATGGTCGATCTATGAAAAAGAATGACTATTTAAAAATGATGGAATTTAGATCAGTTTTCAGAAGATTAGAATTAGATGATGGCAATACAGTTATTGATAAAAAAGTATATTTTGAGCAAAAAATCAATAGATATAGAATTGTTAGCGATAGAATCATTTCTTTTGAAAAAACAGATTATAAAAATCTACCTTATGTTTTTATTGGTAGAAGTGAAAAAATAAAAGATAACCAAAATTCAAATGTTAGAGAAATTATTGTTCCTTATTTTAAAAACGCAATTGGTGCGCAAAAATTAATAAATTACTCTGCTAGTAAACTTGCAAATGCCATGGAAAATTCTGTTCAATCAAAATGGATGATTCCTGAAGAAGCTTTGCCAACAAATGATGATCATTTGAATTCATGGCTAAATCCTCAAATCAACAGTTTATTGGTACACAAATCTTATATAGGTGATAAGCCAATACCTAAACCAGAACCGGTTATTACAAAAGATGTTTCTCCTGAAATTCCTCAAACACTTTCTTCTGGTTTGAGCATGATTCAAGCCACATTAGGGTCTTTTGATTCTTCTTTAGGAATCAATGATAACCAATTGTCTGGGATTGCCATTATGGAAGGGGCAACTCAATCAAATGCAGCAGCTATGCCATATATAGCAACATTTCTAATGGGTATGGAATATTTATATGAAATATATTTCAATCTATTTTCAATTTTTTATTCAAATCAAAGAGTTATTCCAATTGTTGATCAAGAAGGTAAAAAAGAATTTGTACAAATTAATTCTTCTCCAGAAAACACAATCAAATTTGATACGGGTAAAATAGGGATAAAAATTAAAATTGGATCATCAAGCTCTATTGAGAAAAATAAATCTTTAATAGTGATGACGGATTTATCATCTAAAGTTCCAGCATTTGGTCAATTATTAAACGAAGATGGGTTGGATATTGTTATTGATAATTTGGATGTCAAAGGTGCAGATTTGTTAAAGGCAAGATATCCTAAATTTAAACAACAACAAGCAATGGCTCAACAACAAGCAGCTCAGAACAATCCGTTAATGGTTAAAAACCAAATTGAAATGCAAAAAGTTAAACTGGATGAACAAAAGCACAATGATCATGTTACTTTAGAGTCTATGGATTTAAAAAAAGAAACTCAAAAAATGATCATGCAAGCAAATCAAGCCCAAATGGAACAAATGGCTAGATTGATGGAGCAACATTCAAAAGAAATAATAGCGCTGCTTGATCTTAAAAAAGAAATGGTCATACACGAAAATGATCATTCGCTTGCTAAAAAAGATATGCTTCATAGGCATTTAGGTGATGCCATTGATCGACACCATAAGATAGCTAAAAGCAATGAAAAACCAGAATTAAACAACAAAAAGGAGATAGAAAATGATTCAAGGAAAGAGCAAGATACCATACAGTGATTTAACTAATATGAGCGTTTCAGATTTAAACGCAAAATATAAATTAAAGCCAGGTCAGCTTGACATAGAAGCTAGAAAGCATATGTATGGGATAACGCCTGATAATTGGAAAAAAGAAGCAAAACCTTTTTTTGATAAAGTTTTTAAAAAATAATTGACTTATTTATTTTTTTATGTGATAATTGTAGTTGCTTTAAAAACCGTGATGGGGTAATAGTCAAAGCAGCTATGCTTAAATAGCAGGTACTCGACCTTAACGAGGTATCTTTTCCACCGTGGCGGGGTAATAGCCTAAAGATAAAACCGTGATGGGGTAATAATCGAAAGGAAGCAAAATGACTGAAATTTTGGAAAGTAATACGGATAATTCTTTATCAAGTGAAAATTCAGAACCAAAAACGCAAGAAAAGTATTTTACTCAAGAACAACTAAATGAAATTGTTCGTGGAGTAAAAGAAGCTGAAAAACGCCTTGCTGCAACACAGCCTGATCATTTCATGGAGAAATACGGGTTAAAGAATCATTACGCATCTCATGCAGGTCAGACGCCTAATGATTCAGAAGACCTAGTAAAAAAGGTTGTAAATGATGTGAAAAGTTCTTTTTTGAAAGAACAAGAAGAACTAAGAACTGCTCAATTAAATCAGGCAGTTCATCATCATTTAAAGGATTTGCGTTCTAAAATAGAATCTTCTAAAGATAAATATCCTGATTATGACTCTGTCATCGGTTCTCAATTAGATAAACTGCACTTGTATCCAAACGTTGCAGTTCTTACAAATATATCTGTTGATAACCCAGATGATGTTATGGCAGAACTTTTTAATGACGAACTAGAACTTTTAAAGCTTGAACAAGCTGCTAAAGATAATTTTCATTTAGTAGAAAAACAAGTTAAAAAAATTTCTAATGCTATTAAGCAAAGTCATCAAATTGAGTCTACTAAACAACATCGGCAGCCTATAAGTCAAATGCGTCCTTCAAACAACGGAGTTGCTTTGGGGAACAAAAAAGACGTAGATTTTTACAAAAAATATTTGTAAAAAATTATATTCCCTAAAGCTAATTAATTTTACTTTTAGGGGGTTTTTATGGCATCGCCAAATGACAATATTTTAGTTCAGGTTCAAGAATATGCTCCATCTTATTTAGCTTATATCGATAACCAAACAGTTTTTATTAAAGAAGCTTATAAGCGATTTAAAAATTTTAACACAACGTTTGGCGCTAACTTAGGTGACACCGTTCAATTTGACTTGCAAATTAGAGCAAATGTTGTTCGTTCTTTAAATGCATCATCTCAGCCAATTGTTCAAAGATTTGCAACTATCACAGCTGGAAATCAATATAGCTCTACTTTTGACGTAACTGACCCACAAAATATTTTTAACTTTTCTAAAAGCACTTCTACTGAAGAACAAATTAAATACTTTATGGAAAACTTTACCAAGCCTCAAGGTGGTGTTGTTGCAACAGCCATTGAAGAAGATATGGCAAAAAACATTACTGGTTCAAGAGATTTTGTAAAAAATGGTGTTGCTAGTGTTGATACCGAAAGTGGCGGATTTAGGTTTTTTGGTGATGGTCTTACACAAATCAATTCAGCACAACAACTTGCTCAGATGAATGCTAATTTTAGAGCTTGGGGTAATGTGTTTAATAAAGTTAATTGTTATTTACCAAGTGTTAAAATTCCTTTATTTGTAAATAACTTTTTAAATCAATTTGTTCCAGCGCGAAATGAAGAAATGGCAAGCAAATGGATGCTTGGAACATACCAAAATGTTGATTATTTTGAAACAAATATTAATATTCGGCATGATGCAGGTAATGTTGGCGTCAGCGGATCAATCTTGACTGTTGTTTCTGTTATCACTAATGCTTTAGGCCAAATTACTGGTATTGTTGCTTCCGGTGCTGCACTCAATGACCCTAATGCAATCAAAGCAAATGATATGTTTGAAATTAGGTTGTCAAGTACTCCATCTTTAAATACAACTTTTGGTACTTTCCAAGGCGGTATAGAAACTGGTCTTCAAGTTCAAAATAGAATTTTATTAGATGCAGCTTCTGATGGTTCTGGAAATGTTACTATTACTTTTGTAAGGCCATTTACGGTAGGCTCTGCGCTTGATAGTAGCATCAACATTAGAAAGCCTATTGTTCCTGGTATGACTTTATCTGTTCTTCCTTCTCACTTAGCTGCTTCATTGCATACAAAAGATGCATTTTTATTAGCAATGCCACGTTTGCCAGAAGTTACTCCATACCCATCTGCTTCAGTATTGGATGAAAATTCAGGTGCTTCAATGCGTATGTATTATGGCCATTTTGGTGTTGGCGCTCCAGCTCAAAGAGTTGTTCTGGATTGTATAACTGGTAGTGCGTTAATTGCTGAACGAGCAATGCGAATTGCTTTGCCTTTGAATTAATCTTTGGAGAATAAAATGAATAATTTACCAGTGATTCAACAATCAAATTTATATATGTCTGGGTTAGATGTTCAAAAACTTGGTTCAACTACTTTTTCTTTAGCTCCCGGGATGTGTCGAGACTCTACGGATTCAATGGATTTAGTATATGGATTTAAAGACGATTTTTGGACAGTACAAAATTCACCTGTTGTATTGAATATTTTAAAAAATGGAGCAAATGGATTAGATACCGGAACAATTGCAGCAAATAATTGGTATTCAATCTATATTATTGGTTCTAGCAGAAATTTAAAACCATTAGCAATGATTGCAAGTTTATCTTCTAATGCAAAGCCTTATTTACCTGAAGGATACGATGTATATAGATTAAGAACATTTTTTAGAATTGATAATAGCTCCAGTATTGTTAGATTTAATGCTTTATACGATGGCGCTAGAATTGAATACAATTTCCTTGAGGATGTTTTTGCATTAACTGGTGGAAATGTTTCAACATTAACTGATTTAATCGTTGATAATTCAACTCCTCCTGTTCAAACTTCAATTATGAACTTTGGTTTTGGTTTTACTCCAACAGCTGCTGGCAATGTGTTTGAAGTTCAACCTAATAACTATCAAGGCGCTACAGGTCAAAAGTACAGCGCTCAAGTTGCTGCTGTTCCGCTTTTTGGACAAGGAAGTGTTTTTGTTAACAATAATGGAACCAATAGAACAATCAAATATAAAGTTGCTGGAACAGTAAACATCCAAGTTTGGGGATTCACTTGCGTTGTTTAATGTAAATTATAAAAGGAGCAAGTCATGGCATATACGGCGCAGCAGCTTATTACTCGCTCCTTTTATTTATCCGGTATTATTTCAAGAGAATTTGAAACTCCAAGTGGTAGTCAAATTCAGATTGGATTAGATACTTTTAACTCGTTATTGGATTGGCTATCTATAGAAACTCAAGCTTTGCCATTCTTTAAACTTCAGCCATTTATAGCTTTACAGGGAGTTGAAAAATATTTCATACCAAATTTATTTGAAATTGAAGATTTGACATTTACATATTCTTCAAATGTTAGATGGCCATCTTCATATCAATCAAGGTCTAAATATTTTGGGACATTTAGAGCTAATAATGTATCAACATTGCCATTTAGTTTTAGGCCTGAAAGAACTATTGATGGAATGGATATTTATTTATACCCAATTCCAAACCAAAATTATGAAATGACTATTGTTGGAAAATTTGGGTTAAGAAATGTCACTTTACAAACTGATTTATCAACTGAATACGATCAAGGGTATTTAGAATATCTTAGATATTTATTAGCACCTCGTTTATGCGATGAGTTTGGCGGTTCTTTGCCAGAAACAACGGAAAGAAGAATTAGTGAAATGAAAACTCAATTAATGTATTTAACGGGTAGAGATTTAACTTGTAATAAAACTTCTGTTTTTTCAAGGCAGAACTCATTAAATTGGGGAATGGTTAACTTATACAGAGGTCTTTTACCGCCATGCTAAACAGAAGACAAGCAAATTTAGAAGAAGTCGACCTAAATATTGTTGGGTCTTCATCTTTTGGAAAATATCCTACAATCTCATCAGAAAAAACATATAACATGTATATTTCTGATGAGTTCCTTGTAAATTATGCGGGATATAAAAAAGTAATCGATGGGCTATCTGGCGAAGGTAGAGGTATTTTCGTCAGTAAGTCTGGTAAACTCATAGCTGTTTTTGGACAAACTGCTTATTTGATTTTTGTAAACTATGATCAAGTAAATGATGTTTATATAACAGAACTTGATATCCTTGGAAACTTACAAACGTATACTGGTTATGTTTACATAGCAGAAAATATTGTCAATCAAATTATATTTTCAGATAGCCAACATTTATACCTTTATGATCCTGCAAGCCTTATTGCACCGTTTCAGGTTTTAAATATTGATTTTGCTCCGGGTAAAATTATCTATCATAATGGATATTTTATTGTTAATGCTATTGGTACAAGCCAATGGAGATTGTCTGAAGTTAATAATGGGACATCTTTCCCATTTAATTCACAGCATGTTGGCGACATTGAAACAAAAGCATCAAATTGCACAGCAATAGCTCATCCGCCATCTGGGGGGAACTTAATTTTTGTTTTTGGAGCACAGTGTGTTGAGCTTTGGTTTGATGTAGGGCAGCAGCTTTTCCCATATCAAAGAAATCAATCTTTCAATATTGATTATGGCGTTATTAATCCATCTACTATTGCCGTTATCGATGATATGGTCGTATGGCTTGCGCAAAATGAAAAAGCAGGTTTTAGAATCATGTATTCGACTGGATCTAATGTAGAACAAATTACAACGGATGGAATTGCTTATTTTATTTCAAATTTAGCAAGACCCAATGATTGTGATGCCTTTATTTTTAATTTAGACAATCACATTTTTTATCAAATAAATTGGTATTTTGACAACGTATCTTTAATGTATGATTTTTCTACTGGTAAGTTTTTTCATGTTTCAGATGAAAATCAAAATCATCACATAGCAAGAGCTGTCGCTAACTTAAATAATCGATACTATTTTTTATCAAAAGATTTTAAAAATCTTTATTCCATGAGTTCATATTATACTCAATACGATGGGAAAGAAATTCCTCGGGTTAGAATAACAAAAAATTTTCGTCGAAAAAATCAAAGGCTTTTTAAAGTTAAAGAATTTGGATTTACTGTCGAACAAGGAACTACTAATTACGGTATACAAAATTTAGGGAAATATGAAGTTAAAACAAAAAATGGGCAATTAGTAAATACTTCTGATGGATCTCAAGTTGTAACTAAACTTAATCAGATTGTTCAATACACACCAAGAATAGATACATCAATTTCAAAAGATGGTGGAATTTCATTTGGTAATTATGTCACTAAAAATTTAAACCATATTGGAAATCATCAAAATATTGTTCGTTATTACAATGCTGGTAGGTGTAATTCTTTCACAGTCCAAACTCGATTTTATAATTTGGATCGTGTTGCTATCTGCGGTGGTTCTATGGTTGTGGAGAATATTTAATGAGTTTTACTAGAACTAGGAATTTGATTTTTCCAAGTTTGCCACGAGGGCAAGCTTTTGTAGATAAAAACGGTATTTTGACAGATGTATTTGCAAACTTTTTGGATGTTTTAACATCCAATTTAAATGAATATTTTAACGTTGAAGGATTTAAAATTCCTCAACTTAGTAGTTCTGATATCGCTTTGCTAACTGGGGATCAAAGTTTTTATCGGATTATATATAACACAACGACAAATGAGTATTTAGCTAACGTTAATGGTACTTGGAAAGTGATTCAATTAGTGTAAGGAATATCTATGGATGGCATTCAAGATTTAATGAAAATGCAAGGTCTTGGCGGAATTGGAGCAGGTCTTGGCAATATGTTTAGTGACTGGTCAAATCCCGCTGATGCTGCTATGCCGTATTTTGGTCAAATTAGTGATCAACTTAAACAATATATGAATCCATACATTCAAAGAGGTAATCAAGCTTTAGATATTACCCAAGGACAATACGGTAATTTGATTAATGACCCTTCAGCCATGTACAACAAAATTGCATCTGGCTATCAACAATCTCCAGGATTTCAATTTGCTTTAAAACAAGGATTAAATGCTGCGGACAATCGAAATGCTGCAGGTGGCATGTCATTAAGTCCGGCAGCAGAACAAAACCGAATGGAAGTTGCAACTGGTCTTGCCAATCAGGATTTTGGAAACTATATGGGACGAGCAACAGGACTATATAACACTGGGTTGTCCGGCATGCAGGGCATAGGCAACATGGGCTTTGATGCTTCAAAAAGTTTATCTGAAAATTTAGCATCTATGTTGTTATCACAAGCTATGTTGGCATACCAAGGTCAAAATGCAGAAAACCAACATGATGCCGGTGGGTTGGGTTCATTATTAGGCGGATTAGGTTCATTTGCAGGTGGTGGCGGATTTGGTTCTTTAGGTTCTTTCTTTGGGCCTGGCATAATAGGAGCTTAAAATATGGTTTTGCCATTAGCAAATTTTCCAACAATATCATTTGATGAAGCTAACCCTTTTTTAAAAGGTATGCAAACGGGTCAGAAAATTGGATTTGATTTTGCAAATATGCCTTTGCAATTAAAAGCGCAATTACTTCAAAATCAAATTAATCAAGCAAAAGCTCAATATGCACCACAAATGGAATTGGCTAATTTACAAAAAACACAAGCGCAAACTCCATATATTCAAGCTCAAACTGGCTTAATTAACAAAGATATACAATGGTATGACCCAAAAACACGTTCTGCATTAGCATT